GCTCGTGAAAAAGCCCGTAAGGCTAACGAAGTAATTATCTCTGATCCTATGGGATTCGTTGGTAATAATGCTATCGTTGATTACGTTCGTCAAATTATGGATTACATTACTAATATCGATACTGCTTTATCTGTAGCTAATGCGTCTACAGAAGTAGAATTCGAATATTAATACTACAATATAATAGAAAGATTTGCTAGAGAAGCATAAAGGTATAAAGAGTTTAGGAGAGCACGTTGAGGAAGGTCATCGATTCTTGGCTCTCTCAAAATATTAGAATCAAGACCTTCAAATTATAATAAAAATGATGATATCGAATAAGAGACATATCACATTATCAGTAGCCTGTTAAGCTACCCAGATAATCACTAGCCTGTCAAGCTAGCCAGATAAAATTGGTAAATACAGCATATTATCGGTTAGGGGGAACCGAGGGATGGTGTAAAGGGGATATTCCGATACGTCGAATATCCTCTATGGAACAATAAACTGTAAAATTGTAAAACTTTTAATAACCCCCATTTTAAACATTTAAAGATTTAGCCCATCGCCGAGGGCATCATAAGTCGGCTTTGTAAACTGTAAAATTTATAAAGATAAATCTTTTAATAGTTTAAATTGAAAAATAAATCTATACTCAAATAAGAGACCGTGAAGAACGGCTACTGAGTATCTAAACTCACTTAATACACTCTTGTATAGTTGCTACCTTTAGCAAATATCTATTATTGATAGACAATTGATTGAATATTGGTATAGTAAATTTTATTTGGTTGTAATTTACTACACTCATTTCATGATGAACTTAATATAACTATTTTATGGTGATATCTAGTTATATTATTCCTTTCGAAAATAAAAAATTACGAACTAAACTTTGTTTAAGTGAATTCTTTGTTTTTGTTTCATAGTTTGTACCATTCGTTGATATAAAGCGTTTTGGATACAATATATAATAGTAAAAAGAACATATAAACCTCCCAAGTAATTGGGAAAAAATCCTTTAAATTAAATAACCGCTATATTTCCTACTCCTTTATAGCGGTTATTTTTTTTTTATCAAAGGATACTCCTGTGTGCATTTCTTAACAGGATGCAGGATATAAAACATGTACTTAAACTACTCAACTAGAATTGTGGTGTAGATATTTTTTGTTTTTCATATTTAAATCTCCTATAAGGTATACCCTTAATTGGGTATACCTTCTTTTTGTGTAAAAAGAGAAAAAGTCAAAAACTTCAATCTAATATGAAAAATAATAATATATTATAAATAAAAAAGAGTAATTTATTAGTACTCTGATTTTGTCAATTCAAAATCGTAGATTTTGATTGTCAAAAGATTAAACTAAATAGTTTAACTTGAAACCGTATCCTTTCAGTAGGTATGTAACTTCGAGTATTTATAGTGGGGTACGGAGGTATAAGCAAAATTGCTGCTTTTTTTATCCAACCCAGAAAGGAATTAGAAATGAAAAATCCCTATATTAAGATGAATTGTATATCAGTAAATCCTGATAGATTTTTATCTATTGAAGAAATCAAAGAATTACTCAATAATGGTAATATTCCTAAAGATTGTATTGATACTAGATTCAAAAGATTCAAAAAGAAGATAAAATCTCTATTAGGATTAGAGAAGAAGAATAAAATAGATTATCATATCATAATAATGAGTTATGATGATAATATAGATCACTATATCGATATCAAGATACTTCCTAATTTATATGATGCAATGATGTATTGTGATGAACTAAGTGAGTATAAACTCAATGTATTTCTATATTCTATTACCAATGGTAATAGTAGAACTCTAGATGAGCTTAATATCAGATTTACTTTCTATAAACTAATGCATCTAATAGCTGTATATAGATTATGGAGAAAAGGAAGAGCTGCTAAACTAGTAGAGACTTTCAAAAGAGATGAAGTATTATTAAGAGCTAGATTGAAAGAACTTCCTGATACTATAGCTGATTGGAAAAATATGTATTTATGATTATATACTATAATACTGAGATAGATGTGAGAGTCTATTGGTAATCATTGTTTGATTTATTTTAATAGGAGGAAATAACAATGAAACTTTATTTAAAACAAAGATATTCTGAAGAGGTATTTGAATCTATATTAGCTAAAGGTACAACAAAAGCTGAAAGATGGGCCTTGAAAATTTTAAAGAACGATTTGTTTGAAGAAGATGGGTTCTTTAATCCTGCTTTATTAGGTGAGAATCTATGCGTTAAATACGCAAAAGCTCTTGGTTACAATATCCCAGAGGATTATGATTTTGATCCAAACCACGGAGGTTTATCTTGGTGGGAAGATCATCCAGAATTCCCAGGATGGCAATACTTCAATTGTATTCCAAGCAATATAGAAGTATTAGAAGCTTTCTATAAAATGACTGGTCGTTATAGAAAATTGCGTAGACTTCATAAAGAAGTAGAGCGTATTGAAAAGATTCGTCACTTCAGACATGAACGTGTTTATAACGAATTATCCAAGCAACGTCAAGAAGCTTGGGAAGAACAACAAGAAGCAGTCTAATGACTGCTTCTTTTTTTGTAAATTACGATATATTTATATACTATAATTGTGATAGTATACTACCATAAGAAATACTATCAAGAGTTATTATTTTTATTATAGGAGGTTTATTTTATGAAAAAGGATGAAATGTATATTTTAATGAAAATGAAATTTAGAAAGGGGAGTGATTATTGGTACGGCCGATGTGGAATACCAGAAGATAATAAAAACTACAAGCCAGTATATGTTTACAAGTTTACTACTACTGATTATATGCAAAGCCTAGTGGATGTTATTAAACTTACAGATCGTACAAAAGGTAGAATATATGATACAATGTATTATGTAGTACCTGCTAGTGAATACTATGGTAAAACTGAAGAAGAGAAAGAGAAATTTTTCGATAGAGAATTACAAGAAGAATACATGGAAAATTTCTTTGATACTATGGAATATATCCATGCTTTAGGCAGATCTGATGTATTGGACAATCTTCCTGTTAAGAAAGTATTGAGTAGTATTCATTTAAAATTTGCTAATGTAGATCCAATAGATTATATTAGATTAGGATTGGAATTGGTAGATTTGGATCTTTTAAATGGTTTAACAGATACATGTGTTGCTAATATTCATAATCATATAGATTTATTAGAACTAGAAGATACAGCTAATGAATTAGAACAGTATTTGCATGATTGCGATAAAGAATCTTTGAATTTGGCAGTTACTATGTATAAGAATGCTTTCATTAATTTAGAGAAAGTAGTTAAAGATCTAAATAGCAAGATAGATCAAGAAACTGGTATTTATAAATCTGCAATGAAAGAGAAATAATAGGAGAATTTAAAATGAAACAAATCTAGATGAAGATGGATTCTATATCAAAAAGAAAGGTAAGAAGAATGGAAAGAAATAATATAAACGTAATAATGGAATTATCTTATAGAATGGACGCTTCTAATAGTCTTCTAAGTAGGAAAGATATTAGAAAAGACTATTTTCCAGGAATATTTAAAGTAATATCTTATGGAGAATCAGAAATAGATAGGATGATTCAAGAAGTTATAGAAATTAATAACACCAATGATAGGTATAGTCGTGGTAAATCGCCAAAAATTCTAAAAGTAGCATATCTTGTAACAGAAGACTCTTATAAAGAATATTCTAAAGAATACTTTGGTGAAGAACATGATATTTATGATGATATGGATAGTGGCATCTTCTTTAATAGAAACTTACATGAAAATATCATATCTAAATTCTTTAACTCTAAACCGTATATCAGGAAATTAAAATCTGAAGGATTATTGAATCTTAATATGAGTGGTAATATCCATACAATGTTTACTTATGATTTATCAATCAGAAAATTTCTTTCTAAAACTAATAATTCACTTGATGAGGAAGTTTTAAAAGAAATATCTAATAAAACTATGACTTTATATTATATCAAATCTAAATCTATATTTGATGAGTTGACAAATTTAAAAAATGAATTAAAAGAATTAGATATTGATAAAGAGACACTTAGATCTGCAAGTAAAGCTCTAGAGCATGCAGAAGTATCAGCAAACTATCTTTCTGATGTAAATTTAAAGTTATTGAAAAGACAAGGTGTAGATTTTGATGCATTTATAAATGATAAAGGAAACAAAAATGGCTTTAGAAGAAATTAGAGTAGAAGATATCATGAGAGATACTCTTGGTACTACTAATTTAAATGATTTACATTCTACAAAATATGAAAAAGGAGAAACAAAAATGGAACAACTTAGAGTAATAATGACATTAGTATTCAATGATGATCCTAATTCAAAAGTAAATGATGTTTTTAATTACATGAATTATGGCAGTGATTATTTCCCTCAAATTAAATCTTTTAATAAATATCATGATATTACTGGATCTATAGATGAAGTTATCGGTCTAAATAATGCATTAGATTATAAAAATGATAGTAATAAAGGAAGTAGTTTATTTAGAATAGCATATCTAGTAACTGATGAGTTATATCGTTCAGTTACAAATGACTTCTATTTTGATCCTAGAGATCTTTCTGAAGATATTGCTAATGGTCGTTTCTTTGATAGGGACTTGCATGAAGAATTGGTCAAAGCATTCTTTAATACTCCAGATTATCTCCATGAATTAGATACTACTGGAATTTTAGATAGTATTGTTGCAAGAGATAGTTCTTTAGATACCAACCATTTAAAATTTGTTACTGACAATAATAGAATATTGTTATTAGGAAAATATAAAAAGATTAATCAGTCTGATTCTAATGCAACAATTTCTTATGTTAGCTATAATGATAGCGAATATATTCAAATTTTATGTAATAGATATGAAGAATATAGAAAAGAATTAAAACATTTCATTTTCGATCTAGGAAAAAGAGGATTAGACAACAATACTCTTCAACCATTAATCAATGCAGCTGGTACTTTAAAAGAAGTTAATAAATATCTAGAAGAAGCAAATGTGCAATTCAGAAAGCTTTATAAAGAAAGACTTGATGGAAATTCTAATATTAATTTTGAAGATCCAAAAGAAGACAGTCCTTGTAATACTAGATATATAACCGAAACTAAAAGAATCAAAAATGAAAATTATAAAGTTGGTGATTGGAAACCTGAATACGTAACCCAAACACGTATTCTTCCTAATCCAAACTACAATCCAGATTATGCTGAAGAATCTTCTAAAGAAGAAACTAAGACTACAGAAACTATACAAGATGACTTTATTAAGAAACTTAATAAACTTGGTAATGATATTGCTATAGATAAGATATTATCTCCAGAACAAAAAGAAATCATTAGTGAAAAAGTAAATGAATTCAATAATGAAGCCGAAAGTATTATTAAAAGAATAGCTGAAGTGACAAATAAGGCTTTAGCAAATATGGAAAAATTTAATAAAGAACACAAAGAAGATAAATAATACTGAAAGAGAGAGGAGTAATTCCTCTCT